GAAATATTCTGCTTTCCCAGTCCGGTAGGTATCTGGGTCCGGCTGAACGATTGCCCGTTCATATACTCGCAGCTCCTCCACTGATCGGACGTCCTGCCAGTTCACCGGCTCTTCCAGTCCGCCGCCATCGTCCAGAAGCATAACGATGATGGAGCCGCCAAACAGCCTTGCCCAGCGGATTGCCGTTACAGCCTTTTCCTCCCAGTCCAGCCGGTCAAGTGCGTCGTCTAAAAATTCCCTCAAGTCCGCATCCGAAACATTGTATTCCATGCCGTGTTTCAGTGCTTCCTCTGCCGGTCGGTCGATAATCTTGCTGAATAAACCGTTGTACTGGTACTTTTCCGCAAGGTCATAGTCGGGTATCCACACTTCCCCTGTCTGCGCCGTCTGCGACCGGTACAGCCTCATCACATCGGAAAATCCGTCTGCTCTGTATTCCAATTCTTTCCCTCCCTTTTAAATCAATCCTTCCAGACTAAAGGAGGAAGAATTGTAATAGGTGTTCGCCTGCGTCTGTGCGTCCACCTGGTCGTCATTTGCACCGTTCGGGAATACTGCGTGTTCCTCAACGAAATCATGCACCCACGGGGCAATAGACGGGTCTGGCAGGTAAATGTTTCCTGCCTCCGCTACTGCCGTTACAGCATTGGCGCGGACAATCTTGCCGCCCTCCGGTTCCACCGGTATCAATCCGGGGATTTCTTTTCGCAGCACATCAATAACTGCTGTGCCGTTTGCCTTATCCTCCACGAGCTTGCGGATTGCCTGCGGCCACTTGGCAGAGAGTGAGCGGATAGCACGCAAGGTCTCGGTAAAGCTCATTCGTCCGCGCACCTGGTCGAGCAGGTAGCGGCTGCTTCCCTTTCTCGCCCAAACCTGCCCTACAACATAGTCTGAGGATTGAGCATCCTTGAAGGTGCAGTCCCATGATTGAACAAAATCATAAAGCCCATCCGGTAGGACTTTGTAGTAATTCCACCACTCGCGCTTAAAGGTTCCACCTTCGCCCGGTGTTGGGTGCTGCTGATACAATGCCGCCCAGTCTCGGCTGCCGACTGTCACCTTCATCTTTTCGAGGGCTTCCTCATCGTATTTCCACTTCCAGAGTGCTTCCCCTTCCTGCCGCACATCGTAAGGTTTGGGCGGATATTCGCATACGGCTGGCAATTCCAGTATTGTCCACTGGTCTGCGCCTTCCTGCGCTGCCTTAAGCAATTTCCCTGCCAAATCGTCCTCGTGCCATCTTGTTAAGGTCAACAAAATACACCCGTCCTTTTCCAGACGGGTGTAGAGGGTTGAGGTGTACCAATCATATACTTTTTCTCGCATGGTGGCGCTGTCTGCGTCCTCGCGGTTTTTCACCGGGTCATCGATGATGATATACTCGCCGCCCATGCCGGTGATACCGCCTCCGACGCCTGCGGAACGGTAATTTCCTTTCCCGTTTACCACTTCAAACATATTGTTGTTTCTGATGTAGCGGGTTTCGTAAAATCTTCTGGTATGCTGATTGCTTAACTGTGTGTCGGGAAAAAGCTCCGCATACTTTTCGCTGTCAATTAACCGCTGCACATCTCGGTTCATGCGGCTGGCAAGGTCGGCAGAATAGGAGCAGGAAATGATAGAGGTATCTGGATTACGCCCCAGAAGGTATGCCGGAAACTTACGACTTACCAGCTCGCTTTTGCCATGCCGGGGAGGCATAAACACCATAAGGCGTCGGATTTCCTTGCACGCCAGCTTATCCAGATAATCGCATAGGAGACGGTGATGCCAATTCATCCGGTAATTATCATCGACATACAGCACAAAATCCCCCATCGTTCTTCTGGCAAGCTCTCGCCGCGCTTCTTCCATCAGCACTTGCCTTTGCTCTTTTGTCACCACTACCGTTCCCCTTCTATAAACTGCCGCAGCTCCTCACTGCTGATTTCCTGCAATATCCGTTCATGGGTATTTTCTTCCTTCGGCATCTGTGCCTTCTGCGTCCTCAAGATTCGCAGTTCACTCAAATATTGCCTCTTTTCCTTTTGTACCTTGGTAAGCTCCGCCTGAAGCTTCTGAATGACGTCAAAGACATCTCGCGTTCTTGTCGTTGTTTCCACCTGTTTTGAGCGGCTATCCCTTGCCCCTTCGTTTTCCACTACTCGGCGCGTTACACCGTCCAGCGACAGTCCGTTCTTCTGATCCTGGTATCTTTGGATAGATTCCAGCAGCTGTCGTTCCCGACTGGTCAGGAGGATAATCTCGTCAATGATGATAGATTCCTCATCCGCAAAATCCATCCTTTGCAATCGCTCCAGTTCTTGCCGGGGTATCATATCCATCGTAGGATTTGCATACAGCCCATGCTCGTAGCGGTTTTTGTTGCCTTTTTGCCCTCCCCGCTTTCTTTTTGCCGGTTTGGATTGATTGGTAATGTTACCATTCGTTTGTATGGTATTACCATTTGATTTGGTAACATTTGGTAACGCTTCCCTGTTCTCCCATTTGTCCTGATTTTTCCATTTTCGGACCTGATTTTCTGATACGCCCAATTCCTCGGAAATGTTCTTGATTGTGCGACTTTTTCCAGATTCCAGCCACAACTCAAACGCCTTGTCTCTGTTCGGACTTCTTGCCCTCGGCACCTCTCACCACCTCTCTATCCGGTCGATTCGAACCTTTATTTTAAAATTATTTTGTTGCACCTGTTTTGTCCGTTCTGCGAGTGAAAAAGTAAAAGAACGGAGTATCTCCTAAAGCCAGGAGGAGTTTAATTACATACTGCCCTACAATCATAGCGGGCAGATTGTCTACAACACCATAAAAAGCAATTGTAATAAAAATAATGGTATCAACAAACTGGCTCGTCATGGTGCTCAAGTTGTTTCTAAGCC